ACCAGCAGTACCTGCACCAGCGACAGCACTTGCACCAGCAGTGTTGTTCATGATTCCGTCCGAACCGTGCAGCGGATCAACCGTACCGCCGGAGGTAGCCTCGGAGGCTTGAGCCGGAAGGTGGTTGGTCTTCATCACGCGGATACCAGCAACGGAGATCATCTCGCCGGGGTTGGCGACTGAGCCGTTACCTTCGTTACCGTAGTCACGGTTGATGGCATCCTTGTTCAAGGAGATGAGCGTGTAATAGTCCGCAGGTCGCAGAAGTGCGAATCTGTCGGTCGAAGGCACGTTGGCCTCGTCCATCTTCTGAGCGGCTTGGAACAGAACATCAACCCACTTGTCGCCAGCGGTCGAGCCGGAAGCAGCACTGTGGTCGATCTGTGCGCCAAGATACTGAGCATCCGTACCACCGAAGCGATCAGTGGTCTTACGAGCGGCAGCAATACCAGTACGAATCAGGTTCTTATCGGCGGTGTAGGCCAACTGTCGCCCGATTTCGGTGCTGTAAATACTGCGGACATCGTAATGATTCTTTGCTTCATCAATGGACGCAATGAACGTACCAGAGATCAGAAGATCGTCAATCCAGATGACCTTTTCAGCGTGGTTGATCGTGGACAAGTAGTCACGGGCAGAGCCGGAACCGGGAGAATCCGTATCGGTGTACACTGATTCGCCGGGGGTGTGATAACGAGCAGCAGCAACGCCAGTCACGGGGAACTGAGCGGACTTACCACTAGAGATCGAGCGGACCCGGTGAAGGGGCATCATTAAGTTGTTTTCCTCGAAGGTGGTGAGCACTTCACCAGCAAATACCTTCAGGAAAAGTTCGTTGGTCTTACCATCAGGAAACGCATTGTCGGTTCCTGCGTGGTCGCCCATACGGCTTGGACTAAAAGCCATTTGAAAACTCCAAAATAAAAATTAAAGGTGTAAAACTGACAGATCAGCATTAGACACCAAGGAGTTCTCAGTTATCCACCGCAGAGGGCTGCGACTCAGGAGCCGTAGCATCACCGTCGATTGATCCTGCATACCACCCCTCTGGCAGTACTACAGGTTTACTGGAGAGTTCCCATTCGGAACCATTCCAGAAATAGACATGACCCCGGATGTCAGGGCCAAGTCTTACGAGTCCATCAGATTCAGATACGAATACTACTTTTGACCCTCCGCATCCAACGCCGACGAATGGAGTCAGGCACAGGAGGAGCGTCCCTAGCAGTCTTTGGTTTCTGAGCTTCTTCATGGAGATACCCAATAAAGGGTTGGAGAATTAATTTCAAGATCGAGATAAATATCTCAACCATTCTCAGCCTTCTTCAACGACAGTCTAGCACCCGTGTAACCAAGGGCAACCAGTGCTGACGAGATCAGGCCGATAACTTGTGCTTCAGTGCTGTCTGGAACAATTGCACCAGAGGCCATGAGGCCGCCAGCGACAGTTGCCGCAACACTGAGCCAGAATTCTGTTGACTTATATCCCGGTTTCATACTTTACCTCACAGTACGTTGGACACCGCTAGACGTTCCTCAACGTCCTTACGATAAGCGGGGTCATTTTTGTATCTAGGATCGGACATAGCTGTTCGTAGTTCTGCGATAGAACGGTAAGCGTTGACCGCCCCAGTTGATGCCTTGCCTTGTACTAACGTAGGGGTACGTCCCCCACCAGCAAAGCGTGCGTGTAATCCACGGATAGCAATCTCCATGGACGATTCGTCACCTTGTTCCATGATCTTGTCGTAAGCCGCTTGTTCGCCTTCGCTAAGGTTTTCCTTGGCCCACTCAATCATTTGATTATAGCTTTCAGGGCCACCTGCCAAGGCATGCATACGGTTAGCAACCATGTCGGCCAGAGCCATTTGACCTTGAATAAACTGATCCACCACACCCCGATCAACACTGTACTTAGACAGTAGTTCATCATAAGTCTCGTCCGATAGAGTCCCATTCTCCGCCCACTCGTTCGAATACTTTTGCATATCTTCTTGCGACATGCCGGTAGTGGGGTTGGTATCAAGCTTTGGCTCTTCGTCCGTGACTTCTTTAGCACCACCAGAGAGCTTCGCCTCAAGTTCGCCATACGCTTTTGCCATGTCTTCGGCTGACGAAAACTTCTCAGGTAGCCATTCGGGTCGTTCCGAAACTTCCTCCACTGTTTCCTGTGTAGGTTCGGCTTGTTCTTCAAGGGTTGGATTTTCTGTTTCTTCGTTAATCTCAACCCGCTGATATTCTGTCATTGCATTTCACCCTGTTGTTTTACTTGTTCTCTTGCTACACCCATCGCACCCGGACCTAAGTGCTGGGCTGCCTGCTGCATCATCATGGCCTGTTGTTGCTGCTGTGCTTCCATCTGTAATTGTTCTTCAGACTTAATCAGACCTTGAGTATCGATGCCCAGAGCAGCAGCCCTTCGATCTAAGTACTCTCGTAAATTGATATATTGTTCTAATACTTGGGGGCCAAGAGTTTGACCAATACCAGCGAGATAGAGATCTAGTTTATTTAGATCATTACCCCGTCCTAATGCGTCGATGCCCGTGACAATAGCTGGCTTGACCATATCCTTCGGGATCTTGGGCAGCCGCTTGCCACGTTCCATGCGATACATAAGACGGTTCACCATAGGCAATTGGAACTCTTGACTTAGAACACTATAGATACCCCCTAATTGTCGTTCAATACTCTGAGTGACTAACCGGATCTCTTCCGCTGTTACCCTTTCAGCATTACGTATTGTCGATTCAGTGAGTAGGAAGGCGTAAGACAGTCGCTCTTGAATTGTGGACATGGTCTGCAAAGCGACACTGAAATCCGCTTGCTTCGCAACTTGTAACACACTAACATCATTTGCACTTCCTTCTCGGATAGCCCCATTGGGACTCTCACTGAGCGTTCTGGCACGGGTAGTACCGTTGGGATTAACTAAGAATAATACCTTAGCCGACGCTGCGGAGCCTTCAACGATGGCCTGACTGAGAGCCTCTAGACTCTTGAGGTCACCGAAGAACTGCTCGACATAGGATCGGCCATAGTCCTCGCCATCCACACGCAGCATACGAAGGGGGATGTAAGGACATTGTTCTTTAGTAAACGTGCCGTAACTGTCGGGGATTACAACGCCCTTAACCTCTTGGTAGACCTCGACCTTACCGTCATCCATGTACTTGATGCAGGTATAGATATCGACTGTCTTCTCGTTTGCCGACATAGACCCCTTGACATGGGCTTGGAGTTCCTCGGATAAGGTAGCTGGGGCCACACACTCACGAAGAATAATCTTATCGACACTGCCATCAGGCATTCGGGTAATGACGTACCGATCCATTCGGAAGACCCGGACATTGCCATCGTCAGGGACGTACAGCAGGACATTGCCCGCCACGATGAGCTGCTTGAGAGCCTCAAATACGGAGATCCGTACAGATGAAGTCTCGATTTCGCTCATCACTGCCCGTTCAATCTGAGCCATAGCCTGATCGACTTGACTCTGAACGCTGGCATCGATCTGCGCCATCTCTCGCTTGGCCTTTTCATCCAGCATCAGGCGGAAGAAGGGGGCATTAGGGGGCAGCAGAGACAGCAGCAGGGCTGATGCCAAGTTGTTAACACCCCTAGCACCAACGGATTGGTAGGGGGAAGGGAAGCGTTTGTGAGCCGTCTCGCCCTCGTCAGGCATCAGGGTGGGGATCGTCAGTCGGGAGGCATCTCTCGCCCGTTCAAGGTACGTCGATCTTTGGGCGGACAGTTGCGTGTACAGTCCCTCTGCTGATCCGTTACTCATTTCAATATCCACCAATTCTTAAGGCTTGAGTACCCATCTCACCCCTCGTAAGCTTCTTACGGGGACTCTGAGGACGGGCCTGCTTTAGGAGGTTGGCCTCCATATCCTGCTTTTTAATGGGTGCAGCAGGAATGATTTCCTTTTTCATCTCAGGCATAGGGACAAAAGTCTTCTGCACCGGAGGTGGAGGAGGGGCTGGTCGTGAACTACACATAGTTAATCCTCTGCTAGTATAGTCTTATTCTGCTGCTCATGTTCGCTGGTTAGGAACCGGACAACCTCTCGCTGCCCAGCATAGAACCAGATTTTACGGTCTTCCCAGTCCAGATCAGGGCAACGCTCAGGGAATCTCTGCTCCAAAGCCTTGATTAAACTCTCTGAAAGGGGTGGAAGTTTCCATAAAGTCATCCAATTAATCCTTCAGTCCGGCGTTGTATGCGTAGAACAGAATAACGTAGTTAATCACATCGAGAATAGTGTCCTCTAGCTTCTCATCCTCCACCTTAAGACGGCCACTGCTACAGAATGTGGACAGTCGGGACATCTTATCGGTCAGGCGGACTAGGAAACCCTGCTCTGTGGTGCAGATACCCATGGATTCGCACCGTGTGAAGTTCAGGAAGGGGTGGGTCTCGTCCTCTCCACCTGAATAATCATGGTTCTTCTTCTTCATCAACTCCCTTGCGGTGTGGCACACCTCTTGATGTAGGTTCAGCAGCTCGCTTCTTGACACGGTTGCCATTCGATAACCTCCTGTGCTTTCATATCGTAGTCTTCATGGTGAAGGATCCGGGCCACCCTAGCCTGAACCAATGCATCATCCT